TATCGTTTTGTTGACCAGTGCAACGCTAGAACAGATGCACAACCACTTGTCATCGTTAAAGAAAACCGTCGAAGACCTCTCGCCGTCCTCGACGCAGAACACTTCTTCGACTTACTGAGGTTAACGGCGTTAACCACTGGAGCAGATAATGAAACACATGGTCATACCAGACACGCAAGTGAAACCGGGACATCCGATTGATCATCTTACGTGGGCTGGAAAATATGCTGTTGAAAAGAAACCTGATGTCATCGTACATATCGGTGACCACTGGGATATGCCTAGCCTTTCTACCTATGATGTCGGTAAGAAATCATTTGAAGGTAGACGATATATTAATGATATCAACGCTGGCGTTGAAGCAATGCAAACATTTCTTGATCCTATTCGTAAAGAGCAAGAGCGTCTGCGGCGCAACAAGAAAGAGCAGTGGAACCCACGCTTGATCTTCACACTAGGGAATCATGAGAACAGGATTGCACGAGCGATTGAAGCAGACCCTAAGCTAGAAGGGTTAATGTCGTTTGATGACCTGTACTTGACTGAGATGGGATGGGAGGTGTATAGTTTCTTACAGCCTGTAGTAGTCGATGGTGTCTGTTACTCTCATTACTTTGTGAGTGGCGTTATGGGACGGCCAGTGTCATCATCCAATGCACTCCTCGCAAAGCAGCACATGAGTTGTGTGATGGGTCACGTACAAGATAGACAGATTAGTTTCGCTAAACGTGCTGATGGTAGTCGTATCACTGGGCTCTTTTCAGGTATCTTTTATCAACATGATGAAGATTACTTAACACCACAGACTAATGGATCATGGTCCGGTATTTGGATGCTACATGAAGTAACAAATGGTTCGTTCGATGAGATGCCTGTGTCACTTACTTACTTGAGGAAACGTTATGAATGATGCAATCCTAAGCCTAATTGGTGGCGTGATCGGTAACCTGATGAACAAAGGTATCCTAGACATTGAGGAGGTACGTAACCTGTACTTCGGATTCGGCGAAGACTTAGGCATGACCCGTGAAGAAGCAGTGCAAGCATTCGGTGAAGTAGTACAGGAACTCAACGATGACCGATGAACATGCAAACCAGTACCAAGTTGGGGGCTCTCACTATGTTGAGAAGTCTATCCAACCGTGGCAAGCGATGGAGTCTTGGATGACTGAAGACCAGTTCAGAGGATTCTTAATTGGTAATGTTATCAAGTACATCTCCCGCTTTCAAGACAAGGGTGGTAAGTATGACCTTGAGAAGTGTAAACATTACCTTGACAAATTGATAGAAGTGTGGTAATATATTATGTTCACGCTTGAAGATCTAAAAGAAAATCTAAAGCGGTTGGATGAGGTGACGCTTCTGGAACTCCTAGAACTCACCTCTGAAGATATCGTTGAACGCTGTGCGGATCTCATTGAAGACCGCTTTAACACACTGGAGATTGAATTTGATGAACACACATCATGGGATAACGATTGAATATGAAAGAGACAATCGCCTTAGTGACCAAGCAATTACACTCATGGAAGATTACTACATGCTTGAGCATGAGCAGTCTCCTCAAGAGGCTTTCGCTCGTGCCGCAGTCGCTTACTGCAATGGGGACCTCGACTTTGCTCAGCGCATTTACGACTATGCTAGTAAAGGTTGGTTCATGTATGCGTCGCCTGTCTTGTCGAACGCCCCTGAACCCAACAGAACTAACCGTGGTCTGCCTATTAGTTGTTTCCTTACTTACGTGGGTGACAATCTTAATTCTCTTGTTGAGCATAATGCTGAAGTAGCATGGCTCAGCGTCAAAGGCGGAGGTGTGGGCGGTCACTGGTCAGACGTGCGAGGCGTATCAGACATCGCTCCAGGGCCTATCCCCTTCATGAAAGTCGTAGACAGTCAGATGACTGCTTACAAACAAGGGAAGACACGGAAGGGTAGCTATGCTGCATACCTTGATGTCTCTCATCCTGACATCGAAGAGTTTATTAACTTCAAGGTACCGACTGGTGGTGACATCAATCGTAAATGTTTTAACCTGTTCAATGCTGTGAACATCACAGATGAATTTATGGAGGCAGTAATCAATGACTCAGAATGGACTCTCAAAGATCCAAATGGAGGAGTTACAAGAGATACACTCAAAGCTCGTGTCTTGTGGCAACGAATCCTTGAAGCTCGCTTTAGAACTGGTAGCCCTTACCTTAACTTTATCGACACTGCGAACAGAGGATTACCAGAAGCTCAAAAGCAACTTGGTCTACGCATTATGGGAAGCAACCTCTGTAACGAAATCCATCTCGCAACAAGTGAAGAACGTACAGCAGTGTGTTGCCTCTCCTCCGTCAACCTTGCAAAGTACGATGAGTGGAGCGCATCAGGAATGGTCCAAGACCTTGTTAGATTCTTGGACAACGTACTGCAATACTTTATCGACAATGCACCCGATCAGCTTAACAAAGCCGTCTACTCCGCCTACCGAGAGCGTTCCATCGGTCTGGGAGCAATGGGTTTCCATGATTACCTTCAAGGGAAAGGAGTAGCATGGGAGTCTTGGGAAGCAGCGAGCGAGAACTACAAGCTGTTCAAGTTCATCAAGAAACAAGCAGATGAAGCAACATACTCATTGGCTGTGGAACGTGGCGAATGCCCTGATGGAAAAGGCACTGGCGTTAGAAATATGCATCTGTTGGCTATCGCTCCTAATGCCAATAGTTCTATTATCTGTGGGTGTAGCTCTTCTATTGAACCCCGTCTATCAAACTGTTATACTCATCGGACTCGTGCTGGTAGTCACACGGTACGTAACCCGTATCTTGAAGAGGTCTTAACAAAGCATGGCAAGAATAACGAAGCCACTTGGCGGACGGTACTTAGTAATGAGGGTTCAGTACAGCATCTTGCCTTCTTATCGGACCACGAGAAAGATGTATTCAAGACTGCTTTTGAACTGGACCAGACGTGGGTTGTTGAACATGCAGCAAAGCGTCAAGAGTTTATTTGCCAAGGTCAGTCGGTGAACCTGTTCTTTGCATCAGGAATTGACAAGGCACTGGTCAACCGAGTTCACTTGAAGGCTTGGAAGGAAGGACTGAAGGGTCTCTACTACCTCCGTACAACCGCTGGTGTTGTTGCTGAGAAAGTTGGTACTTCAGTAGAACGTAATGCATTGAAAGACTTTACAGATGATGATGTCTGTGTCTCTTGTCAGGGGTAATGAAATGGTAATTAACGGATACAAATGTGATGATAAAGGAAGTCGTATTGATCGCTTTCATTTAGAGCAGGCCATCATGGAGGCATGGCAAACCTCAACAGATATCAAGATGGTGTATCAAAGCTTGGACGGGATGAGTGACGATCAAGTGATGGGAGCTGTTGATGGGCTACACATCTTCGCTGAGATGCGCTTTGAAAGCCTGTGGGAGACGTTTGAATCTCTGCTGCACAACATGCGTGTTGATAAGAGTGGCATTCATGAGCCTACAGCGGGGATCGAATAGTGGCACGAGCTAAGAAGACTGATGTAGCGTGGAAGCCAGAGCCTGTCGTCAAAGGTACCAGCATCGGTAACGGTGCTAGGAAGATGGCATCCATGAACAAACACAAGAAGCGTAGCTTCAAAGAATACAGAGGACAGGGCAGGTGAATTTACTAAAACGGTTAGAACTGGTCAAAGACATAGACCCGTATAACAAACAACTACTCAATGACTGCTATGCATATATTTATCAATTAGAAGATCAAGTCGATAGACTGAGCAAACAACTGGAGGACTACTATGAGCTTGCTGGAACAGAGCAAAAGCTATAAGCCATTCACCTACGAGTGGGCGGTGACCTACGCTAGAGAGCACGAGCGTATTCATTGGATTGAAGATGAGTTAGAGCTACAGACTGATGTGTCACATTGGAAGAGTGGTAAACTAACACAAGCAGAGAAGAATCATATTACTCAGATCTTACGCTTGTTCACGCAGACGGATGTTGCTGTAGGTACGAACTACCTTGAGTACTACATCCCGAAGTTTAAGAACAATGAGATCAGGGCGATGTTGTCTGCATTCGCATGTCGTGAGTTCATTCACCAACGTGCCTATGCATTACTGAATGATACACTTGGTTTACCTGAGTCTGAGTTCTCAGCATT